ATTTAATATTTCGTACCGATCCTCTTCGGCGAGGTCGATATACACAGCGTCGTGAATAAGAAATGCGATGTGGCTTTTTCTCCCCTTCAAAAGCTCGTAGACTTTATAAGCCTGCTCGTGCACCATATCGATTGTGGTGCTTTGAACGATGTAATTGAGAGCATGATGCTCGTCTACGTTCTCTATTATTCTACCATAATCCGTCGTAATTTTTAAGCCATCCCAGTACTTATTCCGCACCAAATCTTTGTTATAAAGGCGCTCTAACTGCTTGTTTTCCTTATTAGAATACAACCACGCGAAGGTTTTCACCTTGGCTTCGTCGCGGGTTAGTTTACCGTCGAAAATGTTCTTGACATTCCAGTTATGAATGTCGTTCTTGGGCTGCTCGACACCTGCGAGAGCCAACAGCGTCCGCAGTTCGGCCGCATTGAAGTCAAGCTCCACCAGCCAGTCGTTCTTTGGTTTAATACACGCGCGGAACTCTTTGTTCATCGTGAGAATTGGGAAGCTGTTGGGGTTGGTGGCCAGTCGGCCAGTGATCGTCCCCCACGGATTATAGTCGCAGACAGGTTTAACGGACTGAATCGTGCGATGAAAGTTCTGGCCTCGCACCGAAGCGAGCAGGTGCCCAATGGGAGCGACGTCTAAATTAAGAGGTCGCGACCGAATATCCTCTAACACCTCTATCAAATTATATAGATGGTCATAGTTAGCCGGCCGAGGAAAAGAACGAAGAACGTGTTCCGTTATTTTATTTTTAGTGTTTAAGTATTGGTAAAGAAAATATTCGGGCACAGTATCATAAAAACAGTTATCCTCTAGTGAGAGCCGTGCCGTCTGAAAAGACTTGAGGCACGCGCGAAGCGTACTCTTGATTGTCCCCCATTCCTCTTTCAACTCAGGGGGACAAACGTCTGTTAGTTTTTTGCCTTCCGCATATATACGACCCAAATCATAGTTGGAACCAGGTAGATGAGAAGAGTACTCCCAGGTTGCGCCCTCTAACGGCGGCGGTGCTCCTGGCTTGAGTAAGTTGTTGGTAAAGTATCCTACACAATCTTTCTTGTGGTCGAGAATTTGAAAGAGAGGATGATTCATCTTCTTAATGGTATCATATCCCCACTCAATGTCAAGGAGCTTTATTATTTTTTAGGGGGGACGAGGCCATTTTTACGAATGTCCCCAAGAGAGCGTCCTGTAAGTTGCGTGAGGGTGACAGGATAGGAATAACGCCGGTAATGGTTGTTGATGACGCCGGCGGCTCGCTGGTATGCACTGATTGGAAGAGGGGTTGGGGTCCAATATGCTTGGTACGCTGCACGACGAAGGCGCTCTACCTCATGATCCTCATAGGGAGCGTCGCTCTCCGCCTGTCGGATATCTAGATATAGATCGATTAAGAATTGAGGACTCAACTGAGAGCGCAATTGCTCAGCATTATAGGGTTCCCGGGGGTGAGAGGAGTGTTCAAACGTTCCATCTGGACGCTGGGTTCGGCGCCGATAGAGAGGCGACCCCAGTACTGCATAACGATATGCTGACAATAAAGTCTCCTGAAGGTCTTCCAGGTCTGTCATATAAGTGGGGGTGTAGTAGGTGGGGAAAAAGTTGTGCTGCGTGATGGGCTCATACGTTAACGGATTTAAATATGTATATAAAAATTTAGCAAGAGCCTTTGTAAAAAGATCTGCCGTGAGCACCCACGGTTTATTCTCATCCACCAGAAACCCAAAGCGCTTGGCGGCATTTACATAATACCGATAGTTAGCGTCACTAATAAATTCATTATACTTGACAGCATCATCTGCGGCATCGTGATTGGAAATGGCAACTGAAAGGCCAGTTGACATGGGGTCAAGGCGATAGGAGAGCATATAGGTACTTTTGGTTATAGGCATAAAATGAGACAGACCTTTCAAGAATGGGCCATAATAAGAAACAAAGGTTTCAAACCCATCAATGGGGCGCTCTGCGGGGGGGAGAAAACTCAAAAGAAATGACTGTGCCAGATTTTGATGAAAGGTTCTATAGGCCCTGGTGGGGTCCTCGTATCCTCGCATGGCTGTCGGGGCAAGCAGCACTGCGTTGCCGGTCTTGGAGACGGCCCCCGCCATATAGGCATTAGCCATATGAGTACCAAATCTTTTAAACCCATCCGCCACAAAATCAAATACAAAAAGAGGCTTAGTTGAGCCTGCTATCTGCTTAAGAAAAGAAGTCTTGAGAATAAGACTATTTTTGTCGCGGTCAATCCGTCCATAAAAAGCTCGATTGTACCACGTATCTAAACCTGACGGCACTCCGGACGAAGGCTGAGGGTATACTTCGTCTTTGTAGAGGGTGCGCTGAAAGGAGGCTGCAAAAGCTGTGAGATTATTCTTGCCAAGAGGATCTTGAAGATCTTCAACTGTAAAAATAAAACCATTTGCGTTACTTATTTGTAGTGCCATCGTTTATACATATCCCATGCTTAGAGTTCCTCGGGCCCGGGGCCGGCGACGGAGGGGCTGGGGGCGTCCGGATACCATACCGCGCGGCCTAATCTAGAGTTCCAAAGGTAATTCCACCCGGGTGGCGGGGCGTAGACACTGACTCCGGCTGGGGGGCGAACTGCGCCCATGGCATCCAGCTTCTCCGCGACTGCTTCGGGAGTATCTCTCGGTGTCACGCCAGCACCTTGATAGGCCTTCCTTTCCAGCTGCGCAGTTTCCAGCTCCTCCCGGGCGTCTTCCTCGTCGAGAGCATGATATTCCTCTAGATCTTCCCATGCCGCTAGCTTGCGCTCAGCGACGGTCCGCGGGGTGAGTGCCGGACCGTCGTCGGTAACTCCCGTCGTGTCTCCTGCGATGCTCTCAAAGGGGTCCCCGGACTCCTCTCCCTCGTCAGCATCGTCGTCCCCTCCCGTGGGGCCCTCATCCGGTGGAGGGTCTTCAGCCACGGGTGAGCCATAGTAATTAATATTCGATATCGACTCGTTCATTGTCATATCAAACGCAGACATCTGCTGAATAGCATTAACGGATGTCTCATAGCCAGAGGTGCTTACTTCATGACCCACCTTGGTAACTAAGAAATAGCCGCCCAGTCCAATGAGGCGCGCGATATTAGGAATTCCCCCAATAGCCCGCGCCGAGCCGGCGCCGATTGCTATGGGATCAATATACACAAACGTCCCGTTCTTCTGAAGACCATTGCCTATCATGCTCAGATCAACAGTATACAACTCCTTAAGCTGCTGGGCGCCCAAAGAGCCATCTTTGCTAATCCGCGCTTCGCGGTAAAAAGGCATATCCTGCCTATTAAAATTAATACTTTTAGCCAGCCCGCATCGGCCGCCCAAGAAATAGTGATAGATCCCCTCGCTCATGTCGCTATGACGGTCGCCCACATTGGGACGAGAGTCAACACTGTAAACCACCAAAGTAGGGATACTTGGAGAGTGAGTAGAGTCGGCGCGCTGCCGAAGCACATCGCGCTTCTGGGCGCGGCGGCTGGACTTCCCCAGCTGCTCTAGGGTAACGTTGGTCTTGCCACCGAATCTATCTGCTAATCTAAACGTGGCTGTGTCAAAGCGTACATTAAAATTAAACAATCCTTTAAAGCAAACGTCTCCGTACGCCGCGCTGATCAGTCCGGCGCAGACGTCTTTAATGAAGTTAAGAAGAAAGTAGCTATCTTTATTCGTATTTATAACGTTGGTCATAAACCAATCATTAAAAGCATCCAAGGATATAGGAATGCTTCCTATGTTCATATACTGTGTGATGCCTGTCACCTTTCGAAAACGAAGAGGATCAAGTTCCGCTATTCTCTTAACCCCTGTCTTGCCATTGCCGCAATCAAATTTAACAGACTCTACCTGGTAGGCCCGCAGCGGGTCGACCATCTCCACGGTACCCAATAGCATCTGAAGAGGAGTGGTCTTCCCTTGGGTCTCCACAAGGTGGGCTAGCCTCTGATCAAAAAGTATGTCTATAAGATCGCCCAAATAAAAGAAAGGAATTAGAGTCGTATCCTGATTGCCCGTGTCGAAAATCCCAACATTTCTCGACATGTCTTCGAGAATACGGTCGGCGTCCGATTTGGCCGCATCGTGAGCTTCATCGTCGCCGGCAGTACTGGCGACCAATGAACTAATCCGCACGAACTCATCCATGGACTTGTCACCCTTTGTATAGGTGTCGGCGTCGGAGAGAACGGTGCCGGCGATGTTTTCCGATTGGCGCTGCTTGGCCGCCTTGGCACGATCTTCTGGACTCATGCTACCCAGAGGGTTAAGTAATCGTTGGCGGGGGACTCGCACTCCGTACATTTTACTTTTTTCCGATAGCATATTAAGAAACACACTATACTTGTTGAGTCGGTTACGTTGCATTAAGGCGAGCTGCTCTTCCAAAATTTCTTTTTCTCTCGCAGTATGAGAATCTTGTTCATTCTTGGGGAGCGTCTTAAAAGTATCGACATCTGTCTTATGGGGAAGGTTGGAATATTCTTCTTCAAGACTCTTCAACTCTTCGCTGTGGAGTTCTTTGGCCATAAAGATGTCCGCGTCCGGAGAACGAGCGATACCAGAAAGTGACGCCTGATATTGAATAGCTAGCTCTAAAGTACCGTCCTGCGCAAAGTTAATAGCATGACTGACAATCTGTAGGTACAATGCCTTGCGGGAGGAGTCGACAGCGCGTTTGATGGATTCTAGTTGGGAAGTATTGTAGCCCGGAATGTTGAGTTCCAAGAAGTTAGGAGGAGTTGCCCACCCGACAACGGCTTTTATACGGTAAGCAGCCCCCTCATAAATCTCACCCGAAACTCCACAGGGGCTCGCGAAAGGGTTTGGCTTCTCGGAGGGGTCTTCTTGATCTATTGCTAGGTCTTCGCGCTCTTTCTGGGTGACGGTTGTACCCGATCCAATGATCAAGTCCAGATAGCCGGCCGTTGGCTGGCCAGCAGCATATTCTCCAGTAGGGTTTCCATTATTATCATGAATCTCATTATGGCGGAACAGATCATAAACACTCTGGAAGTGCATGGTGAGGTTTGCAGATATAACATTGTCTACTTCGGCAGGTTGCACTCCATCCAAGGACCAGGTGAAAGATTTGATGCCTGCCCCACCTAGACGCCCATAGCGTTGGCTCGTAATCTGTTCAATGTCGCTGGGGTCTACAAAATTACTGAATGGGATTCTCTTTTCTCCCATTTCCGATAGGTGTCCCTTATCGTCCTTCTTATAATCCGCGCGGAACAATTCAATGTGGGGGGTCATCATCGCCCACAGATCGGGGCACATATTTTGAAGCCAATAAGCCTCAGAGTTGGGGCCCGTACCTTCGGGGGGCCAGCGGTTTCCGCCCGTTTCGCTATCCAGCGCTATCCCGTGGTGAATGCGCGATACAATATTGCCCGGCATTGCGCTGCTGATCTTCCCCACTCTTTTATAAGAAGCACGCTCGCGGGCGGTCGCCAGGGATGCAATGTTCTCAAGAAGATAGCACTGCACATCGTAGGCGTGGATCTCGCCAGGATTAAGGGCCGTCTTTCCTACGTTCTGGGGGGGTGCCGGCTGAGGGTTTCCTGGGGTGCCAGCTACACCAGGAACTTGAATCTTCTCCTTGGGGAGACTATTGTTATCATTGTTAAGAGCCAAGATGATTTCTTTGGCTTTGGTCTTGTAGGCGGCTTGGCCGGCCGTCGAACCGATTCTAACAAGGATAGCTCGATACGCGTCCATAAGCGAAACCGCATCAATATAAAGAAGGTCCGGACGGGCTGCTCCATATCCCTTGTTATAAGAATCATGCAGATCTGGAATCTTTTCCGGGGTGTCTGCTCCTTTAGCGCGCTTCGCGCTATAGCTCACACCGAGGACTTTTTCCCCCCATGGTACATCGCCCGTGGGAAAACTATCCTTGACTTTAGAAATGAGGGGGCTCGTTAGGTCAATGTTCCCCCCTTTAGTAGACTTCTTATATGGAGCGATGGCCTGGGGGTGGAAACTATAATCATCATCTAACTCCTCCTGGGGGAGGGGAGACATAGTGTACTCATCATCTTTCTCGGGAAGAGTATAAAACGCGGCTACGATGGGCGCGCCAATTGTAGGCTTGCGCACATACCACGTATCCGTGGCGCCACCTGAAGGAGTAAAGGGTCCCGACAACCCATCTGTGCGTAGCTCATCCACAAAAAGTGTACTCATCACAACGTTAAACAAAAGAGGATCAACACCAGTGGGTTTTCCAAAGAAATTATGACATTGAGCGACGTAATAAGGGCCCTCACCTTCTTCAGCCTTGCTATCAAAAGCTTTGCACGCACCTATATTTTTTCCCTCCATCAAGGCGCGCCCAAAATCATTAATTGAGGCATTCTTTAGAGCATCAAAATCGCCGACTGCGGCGCCACGGTACTGGGATAAGGCGGTACCATCCTGGAAGCTTGCTGCTGTGACGTCGCCGGGGGACTTCACCTCGACGCCGACCACTGCTGCAAACGCGTTACGAGCGTCTTTAAATAGTTTGAGGTTCTTATTCGAACCTTCCGTATCCGTCGCGGAGATCTTAGGTTTGTAGCCGTTGGAAGGGTCAACAGCGGCCTGAAATACCCCGCCGTTGGGGAGTTCGCTTGTCATCTCTGACTCTAGTTGGGCAATAGTTTGAGTAGACTTAGAGAGATCTGTCAGTTCGTGCATCACCAAATAGTGACCACACTGTTCGGCAAAGGCGTCGAACCACGCCGAAAAAGCTGCCTCTTTATTAGTAACCGACATGCTCTCTTACCTCAAGTATATTCCAAGCACTGTCTCCAGAGGCAGGGGAATATAAATGACATCTCCCACGCTAACGTGTGCTTCAGTGGGGCGCTTATTGTACTGAGCAATAACCCACCAGTACCTAGGCGAATTATAGTATTGGGTGGCAAGTTTATAGTACCGGTCGCCGGTCGTCCACACATGCTGAATGCTATTGAGTTCTCTAATTTGACTTACCGTGGGTGAAACCATATGTGGTGTATCCCAGTGGCGGATGAACTTTCGATCTCGTTGATCCAAAATTTGTTCATACATCTCATTGGCGTTCTTAAAGATTTTCCGGTCATCATAACGATTTGACATATTTTAAGTCCCCCCCAAGACATTGCCAACCTTGCCCTGTTCGATATCGGCATTATTACCATCCCCCTGACTCTCGTCAGTAACATCAACGGCCGAGTCCGGTGGGAGGGTGCGCGCGGGGTCTCGGCCTTTGTCGATGAAAGAGTTCGTCCCCCCATGGGGGAAGTTGCCCACATACTTGGCGCCCGCACGAGCATCTTTGCCAAAATAAAAGCTGTTATCGGCCCCCTTCACCCACCCGGTAAGGTGAGAATGAAGCACCGTAAATTGCAAATTAATAGAGAGTTGTTGATAAAAGATGGTGTCGGCTATGTTAGGATTTCCAAGAAACTTGCCGCTCGACATGGGAGCAGTATCCTTATCGAATGAGCTTTGGGATCCGAAAAATTGACCCGCTTCTAAATCGGGAGAATAATCAACTCCGGCTAAATAACCGAGGAGACCCTCTTGGTCCACATTGTTTTGAATCATATTAGTATACCGCATTCGTAACAAGGGGGCCGCTGCCACAATCGCCTGATCGGCGGGCGCACCAGTAGTACCTTCTCCCTTATCATACACCGGATAAAGAAATTGTATAAGGCGATTTATATTTAAATCATTATCGATGGCTTCGGCTTTACTCCCAGCGACCACATCAAACTCTAAAGAGATGACACGGCCGGTGGATTGGAAAGTTGCCAAGGGATCCATACGGCCGTAGACTTGTGTGGTGGACCAGTTGGAACTGAATGAGTCGCTGAAGGATTTCACCCACCCTCGAAATGTAATCTGTTCACTGGTGGGTAAGTGTTCGATGTGAATTGCAAAAGTGCGGTCATTGGGGGTGTACATGTTTATGCGCTCCTAAAGGGGGATATTTCATCGGACAGGCGTCTGCCCCATTTGCCTTCGCCGCCGACCGTTTTCGCCGTAGTTTCGGCCACATAGTTTTTGAACTCCTCGTTGCCAACAAATACTTTATTGATGATAGTGGGGGGCTCTTGCTTCCCGCTGGCCCCGCCAATCTTGCCCACCATCTTCATCAAGTGTTGGGCGGGATTGGCATCAGCAAGGCGGTCCAAGAAATCGGCCGCAGCGCCTCCGGGCTTCATTCCCAAGAACTCATCGCCGCGGTGAATGGGCGTTATGGTGCCTCCGGCAGCGTCCCCCTCATAAACAAAGTCATCTACACCGCCCACTTTTCTTATCAGACCTCCAGCTATGCCTCCCACCAGTGGAATCTTTTCCACTCCTCCGGCTACTGAGTCGGCCACGCCTGCGGCTTGGTCTTTCACGTAATCAACCGTGTCGCCGGGCATGTTTTTGATATCTTCCCAACCGTCCTTAATCTTTTGTATAATCTCTTGAACCTTTTCCCACACCGCTGTAAAGGGAGACAGCATCCAGTCCTTCAGGCCAGGCGCTGCATTCATCAGGGCTGTCTTTAAGGAATCCCATACTTCTCCCAGACGGTCTCCGGACCAGACAGTCTTTAAGGAATCCCATGCATCAAGGAAAGGTTGGGTAATGTCGCCCCACATTCCTTTGATTTCCGGCCAAACATCTTTCCACGGTTGTACGAACGTTTTGTGGAGCCAGCCGGTCACCTTGTCTGTAACCCATTGCAACCCATCATTCCACATGCCTTTGATTTCCGGCCAAACATCCTTCCAAGGTTGGACGAGGGCATCATGGAACCATTTCATTGTGTCGCCCCCCCTATCTTTAACCCATTGCAACCCATCATTCCACATGCCTTTGATTTCCGGCCAAACATCCTTCCAAGGTTGGACGAGGGCATCATGGAACCATTTCAGTGTCTCGTCCCACATATAGGTAAAGGTCTCGCCCATCGCGTCGAAGCCCCAATCAATATCTGTTATTCCCTTGCCGGCGAGATTCTTATCAATGTTTAACCAGTCGCCTCCTAGTTTAGAAATTCCCTTACCAATTTCATAACCCGTATACGCGGCGCTGGCGATTGCGGCTGCCGGGGCGAGGACTGCCGCGGCACCGCCGCCCGCTCCTGCTGCTCCCGCTCCTGCTGCTCCAGCGGCGGCCGTGGAAGTCAGTGCGGTCGAGGCGGCAGCTCCTGTTCGAGCCACATTAGCGGCTTGGACGGCTGTCTTGCCCTTGCGGACCCATTTCCAAGCGCTACCGGCGCGAGAGGCGGCGCGAGAGGCGCCTCGCTTGCCCATCTCCAAGGCGCTCCGGCCGCCTTGTCGGAGGTGCCCCGCGCCCCTCCTGGAGGCTTCCCAGGCGCTGCGGCCGCCTCTCCGTAGTCGGCCGGCGCCTCTCCGTGTAGCGTCCCACGCTCTACGCATGCGCCCGGGCTGGGCTGGGCCCTGACCGGGACGTACGCCGGCTCGGCGCATTTTAGCGAGCCTTTCCATGGCGGCCCGGCTTGCTGGCTTTTTCATCTGCAGGGGGTTTTGACCCTTGAGCAAATTACTCATTCGCAGCTTGGGCATACTTCGGCGCATATTAATTAGCCCTTGGCCCAGGCGGTTGCCCAGCATTGACGTCGTAACGCGGGAGGCGGCGCCTCTTGCGGCACTCCTCCCCAAAGCAGTGGCGCCGGCCGAGGCCGCGAGGCCACCCCCAACAACCGCCACTTTGCCGCCAGTGGAAAGGTCATCAAATTTTTCCATCCCTTTCTCAACCCAGCCGGTGACCCACTGGATCATATCGCGGATATCTTTCAGGTATTTTGTCACATCGGCGGCCATGGCGTTGATGGCCAGGAGCATCAGTTCCCGGGTACTTTGCGCTTGCTTTGCCCTGTCTTGGACTTGAGTCTTTGTAAGCGCTTCTAGCTTTTCTTCTTCGGTTTCTGCGCCGAAGAGTTTGCGAGCTTCTGCAACATCAACGCCTAGGGCCGAAGCAATCATCTTTTGCTCATACTTGCCCATTTGTTTGAAATTCATGCCCGATTGTTTCATCGACTGCTTGAGAATTTCAACACGTTTCTCCTCTGAGGCGTTCAACATGTCAATAGAGTTCAAATACGGGCCGCCCATGATGGAGTTGAGTTTACCGACTGCTTTGCCTGCGCCCTCAAATGTATCAAACTGCTCAACGACGCCCAGCAATTGGTCAACCGACAGGCCCGTGCTCTTCGACTGCATTGAAAGCTTCTTAAAAACTCCCATTACGCCCTTTCCATAGAATGCAAGCTTCTTAGAAACCGTTGCAAAGTCTTTGGCCACCATATCGAAGGGCATCTTGAGGCCTTCAGCCACACCGGCCACCTGTAACATGACGCCCTCAACTTCTCCAAACCCATACCCCAAGCTCTTTGTGGCTTCGTTGGCAATGTCAGCAGTGGTGTCTGCACTAATTCCCAATTCTTGCAAATAGGCTGCAGTGGCTCTCAGTGATGCTTGGTCTGTCGTGCTTTGCTTGGTAAAATCTGCCATTCCCCGCTGGAGAGATTCCTGCGCTTTAAACAGTTCGCCGGCATTGATGCCGGTTGTCTTCATTGCGTCCGCTTGTACCTCTATCGACTTAGTAAAGGCATAACTGGCGCCTGTGCTTTTGCGATATGCTGCAGATGCCTCGTCTATCTCCTTTGCCACCTTGATGGTGGAAGCTATCACGGACCCAACAAGGCTTATGAAAAGATTAAGAGGGTTGAGTGCCCGCATGATGCCTGTTGTCCAGGCTTTAAATCCTCCCTTGGTACTGAGCAGGGTTTTTGCCATACCCTTCATGCCGCTATCAATCCCCAACATACTTTCCACAGTGCTGTGGCCTTGGTTTTCTAGGTCTTCAAGGGTATCGTGGACGCCTTCCAGCGCCTCCCTGACAATTCGGGCTTGCTTGACGGCTACGGAGCCGGCTTCCTTAGCTACCTTCGTTGTGGTCTCGAAGGCCTTCATCTTGTCCTTGTGCTCTTTCTTTTCAGCGTCTGAGAGCTCTCTGTTGGCGGCCTTCCTGAGGGCCCAAGACTCAAGGTAGGCTATCTTTTCCTTCTCAATGGCGTCGAGCGTCTCCTCTGCCTGGACGATTTCTTGTTGAGCCTGACGATAGGCTGCCATTCGGTCCGGACCGAGGCGTTTGATAAAAAGATCAACTTCCGCGGATTTTACCTGAGCAATGACACCTAAAGTTTCTTTAAATGCTGCATTACGTTGGTTGATTAAATCAATTTCGCGGCGATGCTTTTCTTCGTCGACGTCGAGGTTGCGTGCCGCGTCTTTGATGTTCTCGGCTTGTAACTCTTCAGGTAGGTCTTTTTCGTCCGCCATAAACCCGTACCTTAACTGTTATACGGCCAGCGGAGCCCTGTCTCTTTCTCAAACTTGCTCACGGCGCCCATCAGACGAGAACGGCTGCGCAAAGTGTGTTCATCATTAAGGCCGTATTTCAGGAAGGAGTCCATATACCGCTTCTCATTTCCTAAGGCCGTAGCAAATGCGGCTACTTGGCTAGATGTACCGCGTACTTTGAAAGGCGCAGGATGACCAGCAAACATATGCTGGAGCAGTTTGGTAGTAAGAAAACCAAACGAACGCAGCCAGCTTTCATCTATACTGCTGGGGTCAACGTTTAGGTCGATTACATCCGGTACTAATTCATCCATGGGGGGCCCTCTCGTAAGTAATTAGTTTAAACCAAAAAAGCCGCACATTAATATGAACGGCTCTTATTGGAGGATTTGGACTTACCTGAGCTTTCCTTCATAGCTTTCGACTCTTTTTCAAATTCATCAATCAGTCGATTAACAAACCATCGGCGGAGCTGAATCGGTAAGTTGTATGCTTCAAAGAAGGACCAGCCCCCATGATGTTTGAGAACGAACAGTTCTTCATAGACGCCCTCTTGGTATTTAGACGTTAGGCCAAAAAAAGTCGACGCCCAAAGGTACGCCGATCCTCCCCTCATGCAGACAATTGTCACAAGTAAACTCTTGAGTTAAATCTACGTCAGGTACCACCTTATCATAAGTGGCTCGCAATTTGCGGGAAGCACTGGCGGGAAGCACATCGATAAATTGTGCGATAGAGTTGGGGTCCGACATTCCATTAACTCCCTGAATGATCATATGGAGTTGATTGGTGATGGGCGACTCGGGAAGGTTCATCTTCTTTTGTTTAGCCTTGCGGGCGGTCCATGAGTTCTCATCAGCGCCAGTCAAAAGTTTAAGTTCGACTGTGACAGTTGTTGTCCCAATCTCTAGTGCCACCTCGAAGTGGCCCGAAGGCAGAAGAGTAGCGCTCTCGGGCAACTCTTGTGCAGTGTCCAATTCTAATTCTTGTAGGTTAAAGGTGTGGTTGCAAATGTCATCACAGCCCGGGCACTTTATGCGAGTCTCATAGCCGGCGCCGAAGCCGGTGATACGTGTCGCCATAATAAGCGCATTCTTATCTCCCAACAAAAGGTCGGTTACTTTGATTTGTTTATTAACGATTACTGATTGAAGAAGTCGATCGACTGCGACGCCTTTCTTAAGAAAAGACTCAGAGGTCAAAATATCTTCTTCTTTGGCCGTCATATGACGGATCTCAACGGTGTCGGAGCCGTGAAGAGGGTGACCTTCACCATAAAATCTGCCTTTGCTGGGGAGGTCTACAAAATCAGTTGGTGTTACAAACGAAAACGCTGTTGTAGAATTATCCTCAACGGCAGGGGCCGGACTTCCTTGGTCCGGGTTAACTGGATTGCCTCCAAGAGCGCGCTCCAGATTGTTTCTTTGTGCCATTCATTACCTTCTTTCTTTTCTAAGTACCGGCGCCGAAGTTGGTGGTTGGTATCTGACGGCCATCATACTCTGCCCAATCATACCGCATTCCGATCTCAATATTAAGTAAATCATCACCATCATAGTCCAAATCACCAAAAGTGGCAGACTTAATGAAAGCATTGCGGAGCGTCCACTCGGCAATCTTACTACCATCGCCATCAAGTTCCTTAATGGTAACGGTACCCAAAGCCTGCTGTGAGTCTTTCTTATTAATGGTTCCCGGCGTGGTCCCTAGCTTCTTGCGCTGTTCCGGGGGGACAAGGTAGCCCGATCCTTCGAGGGCCCTAAGGAGAAGGGCCTGGCCATCAGGGTCAACTGAGTTAACCAAGGTCACCGTAACTTCATTCCATGTTACGGACCCGGGATAGTAATAGGTATTTCCTAAGAATTTGTGCTCGGTTTCGCTTACTTCAAAAGAAGGCTTCGTCGCTGATTTGGCTAAATAGAGCTTATACATACCGATCCCGGAAAAGTTAACCGTAAATCGATGTTGTCTTTTCGGCTCTGAGCCGGGTAGTGTCCAAAATGGCATTTTAATAATCTCCTAGAAGGGCTGTATTAACTAGATACGCTCCTTGAAAAATCCTTTCATTTCTCTTTTTAGTCATCGAAAGATGCTCCCGTGCGACTAATATTGAAATCAATGGCAATGAACTCGATGGCGCGGGTGGGCTTCAAGAAAATCTGGGCATATAAGATGTTCCTATCGACTAACTCGGGAGTGGTTGTCGTCTCATCTAAAACCACCCTAAAATCGCTAAGTCCAAAGTTACCCTGCACTTCGCCTAAGAAAGGCTTCACCATTCCGATGAACCGATCCCAAGTGATCTGTACGTTAGGATCGAAGAGGAGTCGCGAAGACATTTGCGAGATGCGCTTCTTGACGAAAATCATCAGGCGCCGCACGTTAATCCGATCGAGGGCGGAGGGGGTAACCTGCAGGGTCTTCTGACCAAAGATTACAATGCCTTCTGCCGGGAACTTGGCGATCGGGTTAATGTTCGCCTCATACAAGTCGTCACGGTCCTTGCGTCGCAGCTGGTGCGACACGTCAAGGACTGGAATACCAGCTGATCCTTCTGTGAGTCCGCCGCGATTAAAGCCGGCGGGAGCGAACCACACCTGCGTTTTACGCTGGGAACTTGAGAAAGTACCAAGGGCAGCAATGGAAGGCGGCAGCCAAACCATGTTTCCAGCGATGGTGTCGCGGGAGCGAACCCAAGGATAGAAAGCACAACCATACGAAGAGTTAAGCGCTCGGTCCCTCAAGTTATTGATAACTGTCTTCAGGGCACTCGCGGTGTTGTTTCGGCTGATACTTGTGCTATCGGCGCGAGGAGCGAAACCGCCCTTCAAGTCAATAACCGCTAGGGCATCAGCGCGATCTTCACAAATGTTGAGTAAGTGGTTTGTAAGACCTTCGTGTGTAAGACCAGGCATAGAGGCAAGGTTCATCTCGACAACCTCAGGGTCCGAAACAGAGTCCATAGCTCTCTTGATACTGTTAAACTGATAGCTGTTCTGATCAGAGATACTGCTAATACCGTTGAGTAACGAATTCCGGAAAGGATTCATCTCGGTGATATCGAGACCATCAAAGCCGCCGTACAACGGTACCGTAAAGCGGTCGAAGCCGGCGCCCAGGACGCCAGAGACTGCGCCCGACTGACAGGTGAGCGAAGTACCCGCTGCGTGAGAACCAGATACCCAGTAAGCAAAGCCACCAGAGCCCGTAATATCATCCAAAGTAAACCACGTGGAGCGTTCAGAGATGTTGGCTGCTGGGCCGCCGAACATTGAAGTAACAAGTCCGCCGCGGGCCATATAGAGGTCCACGTTGGAGTCATCAAAAGTGGTACCGCCAGCAGTTCGGGTGGTTTGCATTCCGAAGTAGGCATCCGTGGGGCTAGCAAGATTGCCAGCCGAAGCGCTTACGCGGAATTCAGGTGCCGGATTTAGCACAGACGCCGTGAGGGCTGATCCACTGATAGAGAAAACCGAAGTGTTGCTATTCTCGTCTCCGGCGAAGCCTCCCACAGCTGTGGAAGCACTGTAGCGATAATCGCCACCGATAGTAGAGGATGCACTGACCCAGTTACCTTTGCTTTCATTAATCGTGAGGGTGCTGTCGTCTAGGTACTTGATAATGCCGCGGAAACCGAAAGGAAGAGTCGCTGCGTCAATCGCATAGCTCTCCACATCGTCTGCCATGGCCACACGAATGTAGTCTGATCGGCTGTCGTACTGTCCCTCGACGCGGTATCGACGTTCGGCCGCCACCCATTCGCGGCGGCGATCTCCGATCTTGCGCGCGACATAGTCCAGAGAATCCGGATTGAGGTTGCAATTATCGAACTGCTCGACAACCTTAACAACATTATCACTGTCATCCAACTTTCTTACAACGACCGAGAAACTACCATAGGCCGTGGACTCGTTAGTAGAACTCTTGATGCTCTGAATGGAGACCTTGAGGTTCTTATTAGTCCAAGAGCCGGGCTCTTCTAGAGCATGCACGGTGAAAAGACCGGGCATTAATTCCACGTTATAGCTGTTAGTCGAAGTACCACGCTGTAAAACATCGCAGCCTAAAATAAGTGGAGATTGCGCAGCCTGGAGGGGGTCTCGGTGTCCGGCTGCAGTTCCGTTGCTCGCGTTTGTAAGGGGAACAATAGCGGCGTAAGTTGTTGCTGTTGAAGGAATGTTGGCCTTCATGTGGCGATCAAAAGTCTCCCCAAGCCAGTAATTATCCGTATCAGTGTTTATCGCGCTATTGGTTTTTTGAGGATTGGTATTAAAAACCTTACGAATATATTTGGAATCGGAGTTGGTAAAATTAAAAACCGTTTTCAGGTCGTTCGTCCCATCATAGCTTTTAATGAGCATATTAAACTCATAAGGTACGCCGGTGTCCTTAACGATAACCGACGAGCCCGAAGAAGCAATACCAGTGGTAGCTGTGGAGCCGGTAGCCGCCACAATGTTCCCCGACATCTGAAGAAGGGCCGGGCTTGAGCCGGTGCTATAGAAAATGGCGGCGAGGGCTCCTTCAAAAGATCCCGTCGCATTAGAGCCGGAGGTGGTAAAATCGCCTGACCAAGGAAGTGCCTCAAAAACTACTAAGCCCCAGGCCTGAGTCCCGGTCCAACCGGAGTTTCCTTCGCCGGAGAGAGAACCTTCGCCTTCGGCGCCTAGAAGTCGCACATAAGTAAGGGGAGAACTGTTTTTAAGATAAGCCTGCGCCGCGTACGCACCATATGTGGGGGCCGTAGTATTGGCGCCGGTGCGCCAAACATCCGAACCTCCTCTGCCGGGGCTCGGGGCACCGAAGACGTTCACAAAATCTTCAAAAGAATTGACGGAAACCGGGCGAAGGCCCGGGCCTTTGGCTGCGCGGCCGATGATGACAGGCCCGATGCCTGCGGGCGATGCAGGAAGCTGCGAATTGTCGATTTCATCAACAAAAACTCCCGGCGAAACAAATCTAAAGTTTTTAACTGACATTAGTTAGCTCTCCTATGACTGAATGGTCTTATTAAATAGTATCTTATAATGGTAACAGACTTATTCTCTTCTAAAGTGGATAAATTCACGATTCCAGTATCGCAGTTAGGACTTACGATACCATCCCTCCTCTTGTCCTTTGCGAGTAACTGGTGCGTCGTCAAAGACGGTGCGCTCGCGGCCAATACGATATTCCACTGCGTTTTCCCGTCTAACAATTGAAGGAGGTTCTTGGTTTTCACCTTCCCCAATCAAGTACCCCAACACCTCCATGGTAACAATGGTTTCATAATTGCGCTGCTCCATCCCCAAATTGGTTTGATTAGAGTTGTCGGCAAAAGAGCCATTAATGAAGACTTCATAGGCATGCCCCTGTGCTTTTATGCGCCTAGGCATCCGGGAATTGCCCGCAATTGTAAAAAACGGTCTTATAAGTTCATTCATTTGTTGTTGATACTCACAGCGCAACGCAATTTCATATGTAACGGTCACCCAGACTGGGAGAGGAATTGTAACAGTTTCATAAACCACACGTTGCGTGCTCATCAGCCGCTTGTTTACGCTATAGCGTGCAGAGCGGACTTGAGAATTTACGCCGTAGCGCCGATTCGCATAGGCATTTTGGAATTGAGCAGTTTTCTGTTGATTAATTCCGCGAGCAATTGTAATAGTACCTCCGCGGGCGTCGGGAACCGGGTAAAGGTTGGCATAAGGCAGGCCGCGGCGGTTAGGTTCTTTATTAACACCTGTGCGTGCGATAGTAATGAGGGGCAAGATAAGGGTGCCGTCTTTGTCTCTAAGTTCTTTATCGTCTTTGACTTGGTAGGCGCGCTCTGTGGTCGTCCATAACACGGGCACTTTTTTAAACCCTTCATTAGAAACAAGCTGGAGGTCAAGGTCCGCATTTACAAAGTCTAAGACCGCACGATCGATAGTTTCCAAGCCCGATGGCTGGAGTGTTATTTCTTCAAGCTTATCCTCAATTTCCTTGTCGCCAATATAAGCATACCTTTTGTCTCTTGTCTTTTTTTGAATTTCTTCTTGTGTGCGCTTACTCCGAGCCATAGTCCAGGTCCCCCTAGCCTACGTAGATGCCAGTCGGCACATTGGAAAGAACTTTTTCGGCTGAGTCTTGCATACTTGAATCAACCTCAGCCAGCTTATCGTAAGTAATCATATCCAGAATCGCCTTTAGCTCATCCCGCAGAGCACTCTGTTCGGCGGCAGCTTGACTTAAAAGATCCGATGCATTGAGTGTAACACTTTCACCTGGGATTGGAATGGAGGCAAACTTGCCCCGAATTTGCCCCAGCATTTCCTTAGTGAGCGCTAGTGCAAAGCGCCTGATCCACTGTTTTCCAATAGAATTGATACTGGAGTATGGCAGATTATTAAAGGGAACGGTGTTAAGATTATTTATGCCCTTTGATCCCGTGGAGCCGCGGCCAGTGTCGTCCCATGGTTCGTATTGATTATCAATTGTGAACTGGATCCAAAAGCTTTTGGGACTTGTGTCATCAGGGGTGGGGAAAAGCCTGAGCATGTTGTCTTTAATCTCATAAGAATAATGAGAGGTCCGTGTATATATAGCATCTTCATAGGCCATAGCCTGTAGTTTGTTCTGCCACACCGGTATAATGTCAAACGTGGAGTCATCCGCAAACTGCCCATAGGTTCTCATATTTCCCACAACGGAGAAGCCCCCGTAATAACCATAAAATCTCCACATGGCACGCGGGCTCTTAAAAAATACTTTACGAACTATAATTCTCTTATCTTGTACTGCACCATAATATGGCACCGTCGTATCAGCAGAGGACGACGAAGAAATTAAGGTCTGAAGATCATAATCTTGTCGTTGTGGAATAGTGGAGAATGAAGCTGAATAAATAGGGGTGAGGCCGCCGAATCCCGTCTCGGTGGCTAAACCTTCGGATATCCGGCGGACGTAACCATAGTCGAACCTGGGGTAGCGTAGCTCGATGTCCGATCCCGAAAGAGCTGACCCTGATTCAATCTGTCCATCTTGATTAAAAGAGGCTGTTGCTGCGCCTAAATAATTCGATAGCGAATTTTTTGTCTGATGAAGATTAATAAGATAGGAATACTCTAATACAGCTTCTTCGTAAGCAGCATATACATTTCCTTCGGTTAACTCAATATCGAGTACATCTCCGCCTAACTTCTTATAGGTATAGGCCACCTGATCGACGGCGCCAGACAAAAAGGGACCGGACTCTACATATATTCCAAATGGCAACGAGCTAGATACATTTGCAATCGCTCCCGTAACGGGTAAAATATTAGAATTACTCGTGGAGGCGGGTTGTAAATTAGGGATTGCCATTGATAATACCTCTTTTGTTCATTACTAAATAGAAAGCCCCGACTCTTTCGAGCCGGGGCTTTCAGAAAAGTTGACCGAAGTCAGCTCTAGACTAGATCTTGTACAATCACAAGACCGTACATGTCAGGACGCACCATCTTCTTGGCGTATCGAGTCATGACTCCCTTACGGGGCACGAAATCTTCAACACCGAAGATTGTAGGCGTAGTCTGCAGTGGCACGTACGGAGCGTAAACATAGCCACTCTCTAGGAAGCTACCTCCGCGTCGGCCAACGAGGACCAAAGTACGCGGGAAGTACGGATCGACATAGATGTCGAACTTCTTCGAAAGTGAACCAACCTTCACGGTTCCAATATCGCCACGATCACTATCAGCAGTCACGTTAGCGCGGAAGCCAGCGGTGAACTCAAGGATGTTGGCAACTTCAGGTCCGCAGACGACGAAGTTGGCAGCACCGCGCAGAGTCTTGCGGTGGATCTGGGCAGAAACATCGTTGATGGTCTCAACGAGGGTCTCATACCACTCACTAACGTTACCAGTGAAGTCAGGCGTCGTAGAGGCACCCATTTCCACACCAGTTTCGCGGTTGACGAAACGACCAGCAGCACGGGACCAGTGGCGGATGCCAGCGGTTGAGCCACGAACGAGGTCCTCAAGGATCTCGCGATCAATTTCAAGAGCGATCTGCTCAGACAGAATCTGAGTAAGCTCGACCTCAGCGTCAAGGTTGTGGTAGGCGTTAAGATCTTGTCCTAACTCCGGGGTCCACTTAGCCTTGAGCTTCTTGGTAACCGCGGTGACGGCTACACTGTCGACCTTGATGTCGATCTCCGGAATGTTCGGACTATTCTCAAGTCCCCATTCCGCTCCACCAATAACAGAACCAAGGGCTCCGCCATTGTCGAAGTCGTCAGTCTCGGGCCATGACCAGGTGTTCGCGGCAGCTTGTGAACCCGTAAGCGACTTAGCAATCATCGCTTGCGTAAGGGTAGAAGTTCCCTCGAAGACCAGGAGCACGTTGCTCGAAGCGCGGTCGCCAATTGGGCCACCCTGCGAAGCAGAGCTGTACTGGGTGAGACGTCGAACAAGTCGAATGTGACCACCAGCGGAACCATTGTTCGCAGAACCTGAACCGGCGAGGAAGTTGAAACCACCAACGCCACCAGATCCACCAGAACCGGAAACCTGAACTGCCACAAAGTCATCCTTGTTAAGCTCTTCGCCCTCAAAGTTGAACGAGGACAGGGCCACTTCAGCGACGAGGACGGGGGATCCCGACAGATCCACATCAAAGTCGCAAAGCGAACCAAGCGTGACGTGCTTACTGGCTCCAAAACCACCAGTAGCGTAGTAATCACCCGCAGTACCGGAAGCAACGATCGTCCAGCTAGTGCCGGCCAAAGTTGCCGAACCAGTCGGGGACGCATAACCGTTGTTAAGGGCATACGGACCAACTTCTGGATTTGATCCGGAAGCTAGGTTGATACCACCAGTGATCTGCGAACCGACAATTCCACCACCATAGATGGATTTGTTGGGCTCGGCGCCAAGGCGGCCGTTAGTGGATGAGCGATCACCAACATCAGGTGAATACACAAAGTCCAGGAAGAAGATGAGGCCCGAGGGCAAGCTCATCGGTTGTACGCTTACGAGATCGTTGGCAATTAAGCCACCGAAAACGCGGCGAACGAGGGGAAATGCGACAGCCGCAAAGCCCTCAACGTCGCCAGCAGCCATGCTGGACGACTCACGGAGTAACTCTTTTGCCTGGTTCTCAAGCAATCGGGCCATCCCGTTCCGAGCGGCATCATCGCCGATACCCTCAAGAAGACCCGTATTCTCCCATTTTGCAATGAGAGCGGCGCCTTCCGTAGAGAGATCGCGGTTAACGATACCTTCGGTTAATTTTTGTACGATAGACATTTTTTTAACCTCCTATAGTATAATTTAGTCTAATCCTGCTAAACGCAGCATTCGATCCATTCTAGGATCTGGGGTTGCCTTACTTTCTTTCTGAGCACTCAGGAGCAAAGATGTATGCTTGGAAACTGCTTCACGAAGTGTTTGTGGCCTAGAACTATTCGTAGAGTTCGAGACGCTCACTGCGTTTTGAATGGTTTCAAACAAGATTTTCGCTTCTTGAGCCGAATTGGCACGACTAACAGCTTCGACAATTTTAGTTTTTTGTCGCTCATTCAAGGAGGTGCTGCCTAATGCCTTGTTTTGGTAAACAAGTTTGGCATTTGCCAAGTTCAAACTTTTCAGTTGGACCTTGGCCTCTTGTAACAGAGCGTGTAGCTCTCTAACAGAAACATTAAGATTCTTGATTTTTGCCTCATAAAGATCGACATCGTCCGGTGTTGAAACCGTCTCTGCTTTCTCTTCTAATTCCTCGTCTTCGTCGAGGTGGGCCGCTGCGGCTGCAGCCATTTCATCATTATTGGCCTGCTCCGTACTATTATAAGCGGAGCCTAGGGAGGACCATCCCTGAAGTTCTGGATTCATATCAACATTAAGAAGTTCGCTGACCAAAGAATCAATCATCTCTTCCGAAAGTTCAATATCTTCGTCTTCGGCTAACTCTGACGCCACATCTTCATCGCTGTCATCTTCGAGTTCGCGGGGCGTAATATACCCATCTTCCTGAAGTTCCATTGCAACGTCTTCGGACCCGAGTATGTCATCCGGGGATCCCATTTCTCCTTCGGCCTCTTCTTCTTCGAGACGGGTCTTCAATTCATCAAAATCGATTTCTACAATTTCATCCGCTGCAGGAGCATCAAGCTCCTCAGTTTGAAATGCGTAGGGAGTTTCCTCTAAAAAGGATGCATCACCCGGTTCAGTGGGGGGCGCAACATCGCCGCCTCCAAGGCCCATGTCCAAGTCGCCACCGAGGTCGCCCATATCCGTTGGGTCTTCCTCCTGCTCTAACAAAGTGTTTAGGGCGCGCTTTACATCGCTTGAATACTTTTCCAATACAGCAGTTTCGGCATTTTTTAATGCCGCTTCCTTAAGCGCTTTAGCGTCAACAATAGCTTCTTCTAACAACGAAGACATAGAATTACTCCAAATTCTGATACGTAATCAAATGTAATTAGTGTGTAAGATGAGGAAATGACTAATAGATGTGATTTCTAGTGTCCCTGCTGCCTGTTATCTGTTAAAATAAACCAATACGTACCGGTACTCAGAAGTGTAACGCTCTGCGCGCCGCCGTCGATTTCGATTGAATCCTCTGGGCCCGAATCCTGGTTGGAACCCATAAACTGACCGCCAGAGCCGGTAATCGTAAGTGTCTGCTCGCCATTGCCGGTAGTCAAAATGTGATATGTTCTTCCAGTAACTCCGCTAGCAGCTGGAAGAGTTACGGTTGCATCATCGGTGTCAGTAAGATCTACTGTGTAGTGGGTTTCATTTAACGTTATGTCATCAGTAATGGCTGTATAATTTCCGGCCTGCGAGCCACTAACTTGAAAGGTGGAGTTGGGTGTTGTTGTACCTATACCAACCTGTCCTGCAACCAGGGACAAAACGTTATCAGCGGTTCCAGCTTCGCGAGTGGTGAAAAAGATACCGGCATTTGTGTTGTTAAACATATTTTCAAAGTAACTACTACCGTTGCTATTGTTATATCTTATTTTAAGACCAGCAACACCAATATGGGCATTGTCAATAAACTGAATTTCTGGATGGTGATACGGATGGGTACCACTTAAATGAATATTGCCATCTTCAATAAGAAGGGCTGGCTCGAGGTTTCCAGTAATATGAAGAGGAGCTTGGGGCGACGCCGTGCCGATGCCGACTTTGCCGTCGCCGCAGACAACGAAAACGTCATCATTGCTGTCCGAATTGGTATAGAATAGATTGTCGCTGTCGCTTCCGGAAACATGTATCCGTCCCTTGGTATTGGCGGCAGACATGGATGGGAGGCTGAGATCACCGTCGGTGCTTAAACTCATTTTCCAATACGTATTGTCGGTACCCCAGTTGATCGCGCCGTCGGCGCCGGCTACGAGGTGCATATCGCCGCCCTGGGCGAGAATGTTCATGCCGCCGCCGGTCATACCAATGATTTCAGTGCCATTGGTGCCTTCGATATAAAGTGTAGCAATTCCGCTGGAGTCATTGGTCTTTAATACCAAATCTGTTCCATAAAGGGCACGACTAGAACTGATGGCGCCATCGACGCGCAAGGGGGTACCCGAGCCGGACACGTTTACGACTGCCCCAGACACCGCTAGAGTCAGCGCTCCCCCGGCTACCAGACCGATGGCGTCCTCGCTCCAGTCTATATAAGTGTTTTGCTGGGCATCGTTTTGATTATAGATGTCGCCCCGCTCAACGGAGCCCGTTGTAAACTTATAAGCCATATCCTAGAAGATGTTCCATTGGGTGCCATCACTAATAAGAAATACCGAAGCGCCGGCAGTCTCTAGTTCGAGGCGAGCCTCACCATCAATTACGTCTGCGACATCAGACCCAGTAATAACCACATTCCCGCTCATCAGTGCATGGCGTTTGATGGCATACTGATAATGTTCGCCCGCGCTAGCAGACGGCAGCATCATCGTAATAGCTGCAGTGCCTCCGCTCACCACCTGATAGGTAGTCGCAGTCGAGGCCGTGAGGTGAGTGTTAGTAGTGACCGTGGTAACCTGAAACTGAATGCCTCCGCTAATTCCCAACTGGCCGCCGAGGAGGACGTTGCCCACCACCTGTGCTCCGGCTGAACTAGAGAGGGCGCCAGCTAAGGTAGTAGATCCCGATACCTTAAGATATCCTGACGTTTCCATGCCGGTGGCAGAGTATTGGCGAGCGGAGCCGGACGCCGAATCGACACCGGTTAGGTTGGAGCCGTCACCATAGTAAGTCGCCGCATGAACATTTCCTGTAACGGCGACATTCGCAGAGGAAGACAAGGATTGAACAAATACCGCACCAGCAGAACTAGAGACTGCCCCCCCTAAGGTCTGCGCACCCGTCACATTGAGAGTGCCGACTAAAACGGTATTTCCAACAATTTCCATTCCCGCCGAACTAGAAAGATCTGCATCGTCGGAAACCTGGAGTCCACCATTGCCTACAGTGAGACTTTGTCCCTGCAGGCCTACGGCTCCGGAGATCGCCCCTGTAGCATGGAGCGTACCACCAAAGATAGCCTCTTGCACAAACTGAGCCCCAGCAGAGCTAGAAATAAGACCAGTGCCAGGATTGTAATTAAGATTGGTATTTAGACCAAGGCCCAATGAACCATCAGTCTGGGCTCCCTCAGTAAAAACAAGGTTATAAGCTAAGTTTCCAGCAGAACTGGTAACATCAATTCCATCGGCGGAGATATTGCTGAGGCCCGAACCGTCCCCATACAGCATTGCTGCGTGAAGATTGCCAGTTACCGCTATATCCCCTGAGGATGATAGAGAGCCGACTGCTCTAATAGTAGACGAGCCTGATACGAGCCCGTCTAGATGTGCGGCGCCTAATTGAACCTTGTATGCCATGATCTTGTCTCCAAATGTACATCAATAAATAGCTTCCTAAATACAAAAGGGCGTCTATTCCGAAGAATAGACGCCCTTGAGTTTTGTATCTAAGTTTTATCTTAGAGAATTGTCCATTGCGTTCCGTCATCTACGAGGTAGACTGATGCACCAGCAGTACTCAAAGTAATGCTTGTATTTCCATCAATCAACTCGCCACCATTACCATCAACAACCACGTTTCCGCTCATGTTGTTGTGACGCTTAACCGCATACCAACGGCCGGACGTGCCAATGGCCGGGAGGGTCATAGTAAGCGCGGCAGTTCCGCCACTCACAACGTGAACGATAGCTGCCGTTCCAATACTGGCAGCTCCCGTGTATGTCTTCACCTTGAGGTTTGCACCTCCATCCATACTAACAGCTCCGGAGACACCAAGTGTACTTCCGAGAAGCGCTGCACCGACATACTGTAGTCCAGCCGAACTCGAAAGGTTACCAGCTAAGGTAGTCGCACCACTTACCGACAGGGTCCCCCCAAAAATAGAGTTGCCAACAAACTGAGCACCATCCGAACTGGACACAAACGTCCCGGCATTGAGAACAATTGCACCGGGGGCGTTAATATCTAGGTTTTGCCCTTGATTGGTAATCTTCGCAGTGTTAGTTGCACCGTTGAAGGAGAGCGAATTGCCCTGCGACATCCGAATAGTAGACGCAGCAGTCACTGCACCAGCGGTGCTAACAGTAAAGTTGCTACCGTTGACGTCGATACCGCCGTTGAGAACGGACGAGCCGGTCACATTAAGGCTACCAACTACGTCGACCTGACCAACGATTTCCATCGCAGCAGAACTCGAAAGCTTGCCAGATAAGGTAGTCGCACCACTTACCGACAGGGCCCCCCCAAAAATAGAGTTGCCAACAAACTGAGCACCAGCAGCGCCAGAGACAGCGCCGTCATTGCTCTCGACAGCGAATTTATACACCTCGTCGTCGTCGGAGTTCCAGACAGAGAAAAAGCTTCCATAAATACCGACCCCTGCTTGCTCGCCATCTCCACCATATAGGGCGATGCCGGCGTCCTGGGAAGAGGAAATATCGATCCCTGCTTCCGAGGAAGTAATCTGGAATAGAAGACCCTCATCATTCTTAAATCCTATTCCAGCTTTTTCACCAAACTGAATGTCACTAGTCTGGTAACCGCCTACATTACCGGAGAGACGCAGCTTGCTTCCCCACGTAGCATCCAACGGATTGAAAGAAGCTCCCGAAACCGTGGTGATTAGACCAAGTGTTCCATCGCTCTGAACTCCCTGGGTTCCAACAATGCCGTAAACCAGACTTGCGCCAAGAGACGCAGTAACATCAACAGCATCAGAAGTAATGCCTGTAATTCCAGCACCACCACCATAGAATTGCGTAGCGTGAACGTTTGCAGCCCTCAGGTCAGCAGAAGCTGTCACAGATCGAAGACCGGAAGCAACATCCGCATTGGCATCAAGGACAAGAGCCTTGTTGGCTGCGCCGGCACCATTCGTAATACCGTCAAGCTTCTCCATGTCGGCTTCGTTCAAATCGGCAGAACCGATGATGAACGAAGAACCAGCAGTAATGGAACCGCTGGACGCCATTGCACCGATCGAATTAACAGTGCCGACAACCTGTAAGGTTGAAGAAGCACTTACAGTAGACTTGGCCACCACAGCGCCGGTCACACCAAGTGTTCCACCAAAGATGGAGTTACCAACCACTTGCAGCACGCCGGAGCCAGATATGGCCGCGGCCTGCATCTGCCCCGTGCCGTCAACTCCGAAGAGGGGGGTGCTACTTGCATTAATAAATGTCACACTAGTGGCAGCCGTGTCTGAACCAACTTTCAGGTAAATCTGCTGGTCTGCATCATTGTTAATAAACAAGAGATTGCCGCCATCAGTGTCCATGGTGATACCCGAGTCACCATAGGTAACATCGTTAGTCTTGAATTCCGAGCCGAGGACCGAACCGGATGCTTCAATTTGACCACTCGACTCAACATTGCCAACGAATCGTGCATCAGCAGAGCTAGACACGCCAGCTGCCAGTGTCGTTGACCCGGAGACAGCAAGGCCTCCTGCAGTGCGAACACCAGTAACGAATTCAGCGTGGCCGGAGCCGGAAATGCCCGCAATGGTCATTGCGCCCGACACAGCAAGAGTTGAATTGAACATGCCAGAGCCAACGAATTGTGCATTATTAGAGCTGGAGAGGCCGCCGGCGAGAGTCATTGCGCCCGACACGCCAAGTGTTCCACCAAAGATGGAGTTACCAACAAATTGTGCCTTGGCTGAAGATGAAACTACCCCGTCGCTTGGATTGTAGTTCAGTGCTGTGTTTAGACCAAGTCCCAAAGTACCAGCGGTCTGAGCACCTTCAGTGAAGACGATCGGATAAGCAAGGTCACCAGTAGACGAGGTAACATCCACAGCATCAGAAGAGATGCCAGTGATACCAGCGCCACCACCGTACAGCTGGGCAGCATGGACCGCCCCTGTAACGGCAATATCGCCAGAAGATGAAAGAGACCCAACGGCTTTTACCGTCGATGAGCCTGAAATAAGGCCGTCCGCGTGGAACGCGCCCTTTTGAAATTTGTAAGCCATTGGAAAAATCCTCCTATGTTAATGGCAAACGGGTGAAAAAGTCATAAAATCAATAGATTGTAATCACAATCTGAAGAAGCAAAACATAACAGATATACGAGTAGCCACTTCCGTTTTCTATAACATATAGTAATGGCCGTACCAAAAGACCTCAACAAAACATATTTATATGTATCTTTTTGGATCTAGTAAATAAACCAACTCGCGCCATCGGTAAAAAGGCTCACCGCTCCATATGGTGAACTGAGTTCAAAAGATGCTTGACCATCAATTGTCTCTAGTTGGTAGCCGTCTATGGTAATAGGATTTGTTGCAACATTTCCGCCGACATCTTTGATTATAAAGGTGCGGCCGGTCTCATCGGTATTGGTGTTTGGCAGCGTTAACGTAATTGTGTTGGCCGATGTGTCTGCCGTTATATAATAGTCGGTAGCTAATATGCTATAAGTCGGCGCCGTAACTGCCGTAAGATTATGCATTATGCCCCCGCCATATTCGGCGCTGCCCGACACTTTCATGAACCCTGACGTTTCGAGCCCAGTTGCAGAATATATTCGAGCAGAGCCTGAGAACGACGCAGCGCCGATTCCTGTCAACTGAGAGCCATCGCCATAATAGGTTGTCGCATGAACATTTCCTGTCACGGCTACATTGGCTGATGAAGAGAGGGACCCGACCAAACGGGCTGCAGCGGATGCACTGATGGCTCCTCCCAACGTGGTCGATCCCGTCACCCTGAGGTATCCCGAGGTTTCAAGACCGGTCGCAGAATAATGGCGCGCCGATCCGGACGCGGTTCCCGCAATACCGCTTAAGTTAGAACCATCACCATAGTAGACCGCAGCATGCATATTGCCAGTGATGGCGACGTCGCCGGAAGACGAGAGGGATTGTACGAAAACTGCCCCCGCAGAGGAAGAAAGAGAGTCCCCCAAAGTTGTGGACCCCGAGACCTTCAAATATCCCGAAGTCTCTACCCCGGTAGAAGAGTAGTGTCGAGCGGAGCCGGAAGCTGTCCCTGCAATGCCGCTCAAGTTGGACCCGTCGCCGTAATAAACCGCTGCGTGCACATTGCCAGTAACAGCAAGATCGTTAGACGAAGAAATTGACCCCACCAGGACCGCACCAGCAGAGGATGAGATGGCGCCCCCAAGAGTGCTGGACCCGGTTACCTTCAGGTAGCCCGATGTTTCGAACCCAGTAGAGGAATAATGTCGAGCGGAGCCCGACGCATCACTGACTCCTGCTAAATTAGAGCCGTCACCATAATAAGCTGTCGCGTGCACATTGCCAGTAACAGCAAGATCGCCGGAGGAGGAAACCGAACCGGCCCATACAGCGGTCGCGGACGATGACAGGGTGCCGGCTAAAGTGGAGGAGCCCGAAACCTTCAAATAACCCGATGTTTCGAGTCCTGTCGAAGAATAGTGTCTGGCTGACCCGGAAGCATTGCTGACGCCAGCCAAATTAGAACCATCACCATAATAGGCGGCCGCATGAATGTTTCCACTAGCCGCCATATCACCCGATGAAGAGAGAGATCCAACCAAGGCGGCGCCGGCAGAAGAAGAAAGAGCCCCCCCAAATGTAGTTGAACCCGTCACCCTCAAATATCCTGAGGTTTCTAGCCCCGTGGCGGAATAGTGTCGTATCGTTCCAGAGACAGGCTCGCCGGCCCCAGTAAGCACAAGCTGATTGGAGCTGTTGAGTCCAATGAAGCTCCCACTTCCCGCCAGGGAGCCGCTAGCAATGCTCGCTGCCGTAACCGTACCCGAAACATTGAGAGCGCCGCCCACCATAGTGGCGCCCACAATCTCGACGCCGGCTGAGGAAGATAGAGCACCAGCCAATGTGCTAGAACCAGTTACCTTCAGATAACCTGAGGTTTCTACACCGGTGACGGAATACTGACGAGCAGTTCCGGACACAGAGGTAATGATCCCACTGAGACCCGAACCATCGCCGTATAGGGTAGCCGCGTGTAGGGCGCCCGTAATGGCGACATCCCCAGAGGAGGAAACCGAAGAGGCCCAAGTCGCCCCTGTGGACGAGGAGAGCGAGCCGGCAAGAGTAACGGAACCAGTAACTTTCAGATACCCAGAGGTTTCTATTCCAGTTGCGGAATATTGGCGCGCTGAGCCCGATGCATTGGACCCCACTCCCGCTAGGTTGGAGCCGTCACCATAATAAGTGGTCGCATGGATGGCGCCCGTAGTGGCAATGTCTCCGGAAGAGGACAAAGAGCCAACAAGTCGCGCGGCGGCAGAAGAAGAAAGAAGGCCAGCTAGGGTCGTTGATCCGGTAACTTTGAGATATCCCGAACTTTGAAGTCCCACGGCCGAATAGACCAGAGCCGAAGACGAAACAGCTAGGTCGCCCGTTGCCGCAATTGTAAGGGCTCCACCTGCGCCACCATCAGTAAAGGTGATGTTGTCCCCGGCTGTGAGAATACGCTCTTTGGTAAGGCCCGAATCGGCTGTAAGCACCAGATACTCAGCATTATTAGGAGCGCGAGGAACGACGGGTGGGGGGGCTGCGGCTGGCTCGACCGCGGCCTTTACTCCCGGCGCAGTAGTGACAAGTTGGGGCTTCATTGAACCCCGAATGCGGAAAACACCCTCGCGGGCTTTTATACATTCTGCCGAAATTTGAAACTTATGCTCTATCTGGCCAAAATAATAACGAGTGTCATTATACGTTTTAACAACCTCATAGAATTCGTCGCCGTACTGAACGAAATCACCAACCCGGACGAAAAGGTTTTGATCTTCTGTTAGGCGCTTGCGATTAAAGTTGACGGTGAGCTTCGTTTGATACTCATAACCATAGCGCTCATTACTTTGTTCGTTTTCAACTGTAACGTACGCATAAACACGAACGGGCGGTAATGTAACCTTATCAATTGCTTCGCCATAAATGGGATGAAATTCAGAGTCTTCGAGACTCACTGAGTAGTAGGCTATAGTTTGGCCTACAACGCGTTCCGCGAGTTCGTCGTTTACCTGCTTTACTAAGTCGCGCTCTTTTTTCCCAAAGAACATGGGAGGGGGCGCAGATTCAGGTTGGTCCCACTTATTTACCGGATCAGACATTCAGTTACCCCGCTTAGTTGCTCATGATAACTAGATAGTCTGTAAGATACGTGCCTCCCTGATTGAGTAACGTTCGTGTCGCATACCATCTTTTACCATAGCCCCAACGTTCCCATTAGCCAATACCGGCAGAGCCAGACCAATTGGGGCCATTTGGAGAATTATTGGGATTGGTATCAATTGATCCACTTTCAATACCCGTCAGGCCAGCGATCACCGAAACATTATCGGATCCACTTAAAAACAGTTGAGTCAACTTAAGATCCAAGTGCAGGGGTCCCGACCCACTCGTGGGGGGGAGTTCCAAGTAATTGTTATTGTTCCCGGCGGCGCCTAACCCGGCGACGCCTCCACTTGAAAATCCAACGCGAACATTATTGTTGGCGCTGTCCATATTAGAAATAACAACAAAGGATGTAACAGTAGGAAAATCAAGTTGGGCGATCTCCATCGTATCTTTGCGACAGTTGATGCTGCCGGTTGCCCATGGGCGGCCCGACACCTGATAGGACCCTACGTTATGAAGTCCGGCTTTATATTGAAATGGTGGCATTATAAATCTCTCCGTAATTAATTAGTCGTAGGGCCGCCCTTTAACGAAACATTTTTTGTTGTTTACGCCTTTCGAGCTTCTCCTGAGCCTTCCGGGCCTTCTTCTGTTTCAGCTTTCGCTTAACTGATGGTTTAATATAGTGAGCTGTTCGATCCCGATAGGTTTCGAGAATCTTCTCGTTTTTAACTTTTTTAATAAATCGCCTGATTAATCGCTCAGATGTTTCATTGCGTCGCTGTTGGACGCTAACATTGGTGGCCATAATTCTATTGTGTATCTTCCTTCACATTGTCCATGTGAGCATTCCAATTTTTTCCGACTGACCCAAACAAGCTGCTAATATCTACCCCCGCATGCGAAGGGTCCCCTCCGGGCTGAGTCACACTTCCCTGCGCAGGAGCCGGGGTGGTCCCCTCAAAGAGATCGACGCCGTTATAGGCTTGCCTTCCCACCGCTTGCATTAACTGCTGTTTTTGCTGTTTTAATGTGCTATTCTGTTTGTTGGAAAAAGCATTCTGCTGCAGTCGCTCCCGGACCGGGTCTGCCTGTTCCACAATGGGTGGGGCAGTTGAGTGGGTGGCAGTTAGGCCCACGGCCACCTCTGAAATTACTCCGGCAAGAACTCCCTCATCCAAAATCACCTCTTTTACACACTCTCGAATAAGAGGCTTGAGGATTCTTTTTAGGTCTGATTTTTTCATTTAATGCCTGATAATACTTTCCATCGATTTAGTCGATTCTCTTCCAGCATTCGGATTTTTTCGTTAGTTGTCATCTCTTCTAGTATAAACCTGCCCACCATTAAAACAGATTCGTTTACTAACTTTTTAATCTCAGCGGCATCGTAGCCGCGGCGCTTCATTTGACGTCGAAGCAAATTAATGATAGATTTGCGCAACGCATTGAGTGCGCGACCATCGTCGTCACCCGAGAAAATGGCCTGTAGTTTTTCATCCTTCGCCAGAAGCTGCTGGTTGTCCGCAACGAAACGGGTGAGAATTTTGTCGATGATACCTTTAGCCCGAGATGAACCCGCATGGCCAGTATCCTTGCCACCCATCCCACGAATGCGTGCGCCTTGACGCTGCTTGTCCAAAGCTTTTGCAGCTTTGGCGCCTTTTTCGGAGTGCTTAAGTCCCTCTAAATCTTTCTCAATAGCCTCATATCCTGCCGCGGCCGTTTCAAAATTAGCTTTAGCGGCACGAAGTTCATCACGAGTAAAGCGTTTGTCTGCTGAGGCCTCATGTTCTTTCTCCGCCTTCGTAAGTCTTGCTTTAGCGGCTTTGATTCCTCTTAAAGAGCTGTCAAATCGCTTTCGATATTCGGGGCGCGCCTCATTCATGAGACCCTTAACTAACTGCTCCACCAGCACCGGCATCATCAAAGCCGCAATTTCTTCAGCGACAGGAACTGATATATCAGTGCGCCGCTTAAAGTACTGCGCTATTGTCTTAGCAAGCTGCTGGGCGACGGGCTGTGATAGGCCAAGCTTTTGCAGCTGCATCACCAGGGGCGCCTCTTTTTGTCCGCCGGCAGCTTGTTGTTGGGGGTTATTACCGGGGCCCACGCGAAGTTGCGGCTGGCGCTTAGTTATAGAAAGAGGAGCATCTTTACTTAATTCGGTGGTCCCGGGCTCTGGCCCGGGCTCTGGCCCGGGGTCGGGGTCTGGACCTGGATCAGTGCCCGGGCCGGTGCCCGGATCGGGATCTGGTGTCGTGGGAGAGGGTGCTCCGCCGGAAGCCTTAGGCATTG